TCGCAAACGCTAGAGGATTGAAGCTTTTGTCGAAGAAATAGCTGCCACTAGATTTCTCTTGGCGAACACCAATATCAAACAGACTACCAAGGACTGTCTCTTGTCGCCATATGGCACCAGCTGTTTCCATTGTCGTAGGAGTATTAGACAGCGGTTCGCTGAAGTTATTAAACTGATCGTTAAGAAACTGCGACACAAACTGTTGTTCTGGGGTTACCGTAGGCCCAAAAGGCGTGTCTTCAGCCATTTTTACTTGTACTTCCTTTTAGCTGTTTTAGCAGACTTCTTAAAGTCTTTGGCTGTAGGAGCGCCTTTAGATCCAGGCTTACGCATAGTCTCTTTAGATCCAGCGGCAATGCGCTTACGCTTTGCGTGGATGTTAGCATACAGTCCAGGTTTTTTCATAAGATTACCTCGCGTTCTTAACCATTGAAGCACCAAAGTACATACCAATGATGGCACTAAGTAGATGGGTGTCTAGTGGAGTTAGGATCAGCCCGCTCATTGAGCGCCAAAGTGTTTCCTCATTCCCTTCAGTAAAGAACAAGAAACCGGGGTGCCACTCTGTGTACCCTACGGTCACAAGGATCTCAGGCCAAAAGACCGGAACGATCTTGGGCCATACGATCACAGCGCCTACAGCTGACAGGGCGATAATACGACGTGTGACTTGGAACCCTTTGTTCTCATAGCGGCGCGCTACGTCTGTAGCTTTCGTTTGTGCCGCAAGTCCATCGATGGAGCGTTGGAAGGCCTCTTGTTTAGCTTTAGCACTTTGGCCCCATAGGGTCATGACGCCAGACATCAGGCTTGAGCCCAGCATGGTTATTAGTTCTAAAGGTAATCCACCCATGATCTACTCCTGATATTTTTCTTTTAAAACGTCTAAAGCTTTTCCAACTGTTTCAGGAGATGTTTTTGCGTTTTGTCCGCCATACACACCTCCGCCTTTTTTAACAAATCTTCCTCTTATAGTTTCATCTTTTGGAATACCACCACTTGCAAACTCTGCTGCAAAAGCTCTTATAGCTTTGTTTCTATCACCATCAGGTTCACCCCTTAAGTATTTCCCAATTTCTTTTCGTTTAATGTTTATAATCCATTCAAACATTGCATCTTGAACATCTTTTGAGTATTTAGTATCAGGCGAAAGACCTAATCCTTTGAAAGCAGCTTCAGCGGTTTTAGGTATAATTTGATACTTTCCAACAGCAAACAACCTTTGTGGTTCGTCCGGTCCTAAATCGTTTCTCCTGATATGTTCTGTAAGCGTCAAATTTTCTATATTGTTTTTAGCTTTGGTTTTTCCTGGAACCGTTGGAGGTAGAAACTTATCTACACCGCCTACTCTTACACTGCCTCTGTTCCAAGCGTTGTAGGGGTTATCTGGGAACAATTCTCCAGATTCGTGCAGCATAAGCGTATCAACAGCAGCCCTTACTTTGCCAGTGAATAAGTCTGGAACACCATCAACGCCTGCTGCTATATTCGCAGGCACTTCCAGATCTTCCATCTGGGCCTCTGGATCAAAACCCGCAAGGATAGCGTCTATTGGATTAAGGCCCCTAAGCGTTTTTAGATCCCTGTTTACAAGCATCTTAGCCAACATAGCGCGTTGATCTTCTGGTTTGCTCAACATGTGACTGACGAACGCAGCTCGCTCGTCGATGCTTAAGGGATCTAATTTAAAATCGTTTTCTTGAAGGAGTGCGTCGATCATTTGATTTGACTCAAGAATTGCTAAGTGCTGGGTGCTTAAGTGTTCCTGACGATCTTCAGGATTAGTAGGCGGTTCAGTTTGCAGATTTATGTTGAACGCATTTGTATCTTGTACATGGGCCTCGACTGGACCCATAACAGAAGAATCTTTAGAACCGTTTGCCGCTATGATTCTGTAAGGATCTATTTGGTTTTCTTTGCTTGTTAGTCCAGCGGTGGCCTTCAAAAGATTAAGACGCTTAAGAACACTGTCTGAAGCTTTTTGGAACAGCTCGAAATAAGTCTCACCAGACACAGCGTTTGACATCATTTTTTCAACTTCAGGATTCACAATTTTTGAAAACTGTTCATAAAGGCTTGGAGTGTTGTTTTTGTTTTCAGGACCATCTTGTGCCATTACGGTGTCTCTCCACTGTTTAGCGCGTTCATTATATCTGATGGAGAAGGTGCGCCCTCTAAACTGTCTTTCATATCTAGATAAAACTGAGGTTTACCTATGCGATTAAAATTGAACTGTTTTCTGTTTTCCATCTCTCGTGCATTTCTTTGTGCTTCTTGTAAAGAAGCTGATGGAACATGTCTGTTTTTATTATCAGGAACGCCTACAGCGTGTGGCAACACTCGTAAATAATAATCTGAGCCACTACCAATTTGAACTATTTGAAACTCTTCGCCAAAATGTTTTCTGACGTTAATGTTGTCTTCTTCATAGCTTCCAGTTATTGAAAACTCTTGTGTGTCAGTAACTTCACCGTCTAGCATATTAGCAACTTGATCAGCGCCGGGGACAAGGCTCAAATAAGAGAAACTTCTAGGTACTGTTTTAAACTTTTGTCCTACTCGCAGTATTACGTCTGCTCCGTTTTTTTGTCTCACCACGCCATAACCGCTGTTCACGCTGTCGCCTAAAGTGACGAACATCTTTGAACTATCAACAAAACCTTCAGTACCAGAGATTCTGTTTCCTAAGTCGGCCACGCTGTTTCGGGCGTTTTCAAAAGTGTTCTGAGGATCTCCGTCCCAAGCTACTGGTACATTGCCTCCAAAGTACATACCGTTAAAGGCAAGACCCTGCCTGACAATGTTTGCTGGCATCTGAGTGCCAAGAGCGCCGGGTGGTTTGTCCCCAACAAAAACACGGTCTTGTGGTTCTGGCATAAGACCTACAGAGTTTTGATACGGAGCTGTACGCTGTGCCAACCTAGAAACAAGCGCGTCTACAAGATTGTCTTGTGAGTAGCCTTGATCACTTAATTTTAACAAGGCTATTTCAGACGGAATCATCCTTTCAACTTCTTTCATCAACGCCGCGTTTGGACGCAGCCCGCTTCCGAAAACTGTCAGCTTTTGGTCTAACGCTTGACCAAGGTTTCTTCTGAAATCTGTTTCTGCCTCGTTTAACTTGTCGTTGTCGCTCTCAAGTCCTTCCGTTAGTGTACGTCCAAGTGTATTTTTGCCAGTGCCAGTCATAAACTTATAAGCTTGCTCGACTTCCGCTTTGTAGTTCTCGTCGGCCATCAAAGACATAGTTTTTTCAACGCCGTTAACTCTGGCAGATTGTAGCAAAGCGCCGTTCATTTGGTCCTTTTTGAAAACCTCTTCGGCATAAGAGCCGTCTGGATCTACTTGCTGAAAGATCGACAAGACCCCAGACATTTTGTTTTGGTCACCAGTCATCCATTCGTTTTTTAGATGGTTATCAAACGCTTTTGGAACAGGGACGTTTGTCTTCTTAAGAGCCAACAACTGATTATGAAAGATGCGGGCGTCATCTAGTACGTCAAGGTTAGCACCGTTTGTCATAATCTCTGCCGCTTTTTCTCTTTGCTCTTCTGTAAAGCTATTCCAGGCGTCTAATGCTTGGTCGTGTCTAGGTGATCCTTTTGGAAAAAGAGTAATGCCTTCAGCGGATTTAAAGCTACTATGAACGATATTAAAATTAGTTACTGCTTCAGAAATTTTATTATCAAGAGCTGCGACGGCCCCACCAGTTCCTGATGTCTTTTGTAACATCATCCGTCCCGCTTGAAGATTTTGTACCATTCTTTGAGCATCAAAAAACGACGCCGTGTTATTAATGTTCTTAATCGCTGTTACAGCTGTTACTGCCTGTGAAGCTAAAGATGTTACAGCCTGTTCGCCTTCCATTGTCTTAAAATTTTTGAACGCCTTAAAGGTTTTTTGTTCTAATTCTTTAGATTCTTTTGGAAAAAGATCTTTAAACGATACTCTAGGAGCGCCAACCTCTGCTTCATATTGAGGATCTTGGAACAAAGGAGCCCTAATAAGCGAATAGAATTGTTTAGTTCCCTCTATTGTTTCAGAAGCTTTATCGGCATACATGGACATTAAACGTGCTGAGTTTTGGCCCGGAGTTTCGTTTGGGTACGCAGAACGTAGTTGTAACCTTTGAAGCTCAAACGCAGTAGCGTTAGGTACATGAGCTGACTCAGCTATTTGTGCGCTTACTGAAGTATTGACAATTTCTCTAGTCCTGATAACAGCGTTTTTACTGGCTGCAACCATGTTTTTGTGGTTTAGGTCTACAGTGTTTTTAGACCACTGATCGACAAAAGCGTTGTCATGAAACGGATTTCCAGTGCCTTTGCCAAAGTTTTCATTAAACCAATCTTGACGATATTTTCCGTAATCAGCTGGTCTTACTTGATTAATGATAGCATCAGAAGCAAATTGTGTTTCGGCGCTAGCAGCCGTTTGGTATCCTAAAGCACTTGCATACGATGTTCCATAAGGCCCTGAATGTTTTTCGGAGATCTCTTTTGATACTGACGTTACACCCCTAGCTGCGTCTAGTTGGGCATCTTTAACGCCTTGAGCAGCAGCAGCTTTAGCTCTTTTTTCAAGATTTTTGTCAAGCTCTATTTCAGCAAACTTAGAGCCAAAATTAAAAAACTCGGACATGACTGCTGACATTAGACCCGCATTGGGATCAGCTATTTGTTTTGGCGTCACAAGCGCTTGCGGTGCAACGGTTCCTACGTTAGATCCAGCAGTAAGATCCTTAATAGAAATAGACCCTCTACCTTTACGTTCTGCCATATGTTTTATCCCCTACTTCCACCGGCTGATCCAACACCCGTTCCACGATTAGGTACAGTAGCAGCGCCATAAAGTTTTGTACCAGCACTCGCTGCTGTTGATAAAGTGCCTGCAACAGCTTTTCCAATTTGTGAACTTGCTTTTGTAGAAGCTATGCGACCTCTGTTGCTTTGCTCGTTGATGGCTGCAAGCTGTTGTGATTTTCTTAGTGAAACGTCTCTTGCCTCTTTTTCCTCAATACGCCCAAGTCCTACTTGTTTTCCGTATTCACCACTGAACAGAATACTGCCTAAAGAAGATTCGGTAAGCATAGTTTCTGAAGCTTGTAGCTCACCTAATTCTTTTTGAGCGGCTCGTACAACATCAGACTGTTGGTCTAAAGATTCTTGTTGCTCTTCAGCAAGCAGGCGTAGTGCTTCTTGTTCTTCAGCCTTACGCTGTGCCTCTGCTGCTTCAAACTCTGCCTTGGCTTGTTGTCCTGCTGACACTGCTGTCATAGCTGTTGATGCGGCGGAAGCTCCTATAGAAATTGCAGTCAAAGCTGTAGCTGATATTGGATCACACATAGCTTCTACTCCTGCCTCGTCAATTCGTTGAAGAACCCGGTGTAATCAATAGACGTAATGATCATGGGTTTCTCTGAATCGTTTTTGATTTTAATGGTCACTGTGTTGGCGTTAGTCCTAACGGGAACCTTGAAAGACCCAAGTGCTTCCATACCCAAGCCCCCTACCAGTGCTGTACCAATGATCGTACCGTTAAAGGTGAACGTCTGTGTCGGACGGGACTCAGGTGTCACTTCGATCTTAAAGAACCCTGAGTCCTGATAGTTAAACTGAAGACGCTTAAGTTGGAACCGTCCTGTCTGAACAGTCATCTTGCCCGCAGCGTCTGCACGAACAAACAACTTGGACAATTGAATCTCTTGGGTAAATGGCATACCTAAGATACAAACGTGTGCCGAGTGGTTCCCAACAGCTGTCATGGTGGTTGTCGTTGGGTACGTTAGAGCAAGCCTCTCGCCTACCTGACCAGCTGGGAAGTCGCTTGATAATACAATAGCAGCTTTACTGTTGTGTAGGTAGGGCGATGTCCAGGTCGTCAGGTTTGTGACTGCACTATAAGTGCCTTGTACGTTAATGGTCTGGTCTAAGCACACTTGGTACGGATGTTTGTCGTCAGACAACTCATAACGCAACACTATCTTTTCAAAGAACGTCTCAGTTCCCCTGGTGATGTACATGTATAGGTCGCCTAGAAGAACACCAACCCAATGGATGTACGCTCCTGTACCAAAGTCCCACTTAGACCATGAGCTTTGTGCTTTGGTCTCTTGTTCCGTATAGGTCTTGTAGATGTACAAAGAGTTTCGTTCTGAGTCAGATATGCAGAACATCATCTCATTGGCACTATCAGCTGCGATGTGAACAATAGGTGCCGGTATGTACCCAAGGGCGTGGATCGTGATGTCTTCAGCTGTAGTCGATAGAGACGTGTCGTTGTACTGATACTCGAACACCAGAGCGTCTCGACCACTCTTAGCCGCAAAGTACATACGGTTCCCAAGGGCCACAGGATCACACTTAGGTTCTGTAATGTACGCCGTAGCAGAGTCGATGACAGCGTTCTTTGACGTAAACGCCTGTTGGTCTGAGGATACCTCAAACTGTGATCTGTCGGAACTTAAGAACAATGAGCGCCTGAAGGGGAACGCATGGACTAGCTCGTTCACGTCGTCGCTAGAGGCCTGTAGACCAAACGGATCACTGTCTAAAACCTGGGTGCTGAACTCTGGCCAGAAGTTAAAGAACAACCGGGAGCGTGAGAAGAACACCGTTTCTCCTGAGATGATTGCAAGACGGTTGCGGTGCGTTGTGATCTGTTTGATCTTACGGCCCACAAAGTCTGGGTTGGGTGTTGTTTGTGTATCACCAGCACCACGCGCATCGAACGTGCCATGACCAAACGTAAAGGTTCCATCAGCATTCCGCGTTAGGAAGTGAGGCATTGTGCTTAAGTCAAAAGCGTTGTTCTGATATGGATTTGCTGCTTCTAACCAGGCGTCTTGTGTCTGACTGAACTTAACCCAATACCCATCTGTTGTGTCTGTGGCCGTCAAGAACACATAATGACCTTCAGGAGCCCAATTAGGAAGCAAGGATCGTGATGTTCTTACGTCTGCGTAAACGTGCGTTGTGATTGTCTTACCACCGCTTGTGTACGCTGTAAATCCTGTGCCATTAACAGCAGTCGTTAGGTCATAGTCGCTATACAGAGAGAATGTTGTTGCTGAAAGTTTGTTAACAAAGTATTCATTACCGTTCAGCTCAGTCATACCAACAACATTGTTAATGCTAATTTTTTGGTACGACTCAAAGTGGTGAGCGTCGGCTGTCGTTATGACAACAGGATTTGCTTGTGTCGCTGCACTTATGTTGTGTGTGTGGGAATCACCAGGAATGTCTACAAGCTGTCTTAGGGCCTTTACGCCAAACGTAGCATCAGACCCGTTGTCTGCAATGGTAAACTCATGACCGTCTGTGTTCTCTACAAGAACCGTAAGGTCTCGGTCATTTGGTTGCTGTGTGACCGTGAAGTTTCTGTAGCCTGATGTGAATCCTGTGAAAGTTGCGTGTGTGATGATGTCGTCTGCAATCGAAGACCCATCAAGTGCGCCGTTCTTTGACCACACTTCAACACCATCAGTCGCTGTGTCGTTTAAGTTATCGATAATAAGAGCGTTGGTTCCTGTGGTCGTTGAGCGTGACGTAACAAGAGACTGAGGATTACCAGCCGTTGTGTATGAAGTTTCAGCCATACTGACTGTGAAGTCTTTATTAGCAATAAGCGTAATATCACCAATCGTAGTCGCAGAGAAACCTTCAGCTGGATTGGTGTTAGCCAAATATGCTTTACCGTTGGGAAACGTTACTGTCTTCTCTGTACCCGCTAAGTCATATACCTTTAGGTCGCCATTTTTAACGACAATAATATATTGTTCTACTGCATCTCTAACATAGGCGTAACACCAAGGTTTATCAGCTGTAGAAGCAAACGTGTTTTTAACAACGTGTCGTGAAGACGGTCTGCTCTCTAGGCCACCGCTGATCACAGACGTAAGAACATTGGTTGCTTCTTGTACCTGTCCGGTAAGCCTTAAAGAATCAGGCTGACGACTAACACCTTGATATAAAGTCTTAAGCGACTGCTCTACAAGAGTTCCCATTCTAGCGCCCGTATAGCCCGTGGTGTCGATAGGTTGCGTAAGCAACGTAGGAACTGTCTGTCAGGATGTTTGCGTCGTCTGTCTCAGACTCAGCGTCCAAGAGAGCAGCATAAGCCTCAAGCTCACCACGACGTGTGAAGTTATCTAAAGCCACAGATTGCATTTGGGACTCTTGAAACTTACGAGCTGCAAGGTACGCGATATATGTACTTAGTTCTAAGCTAAGATCTTCAAACTCTAGAAGGTACACAACGTCTACATTAAGATTTTGTGTAAACTCGTAGCTTTGCTTTTTGATGTCATAAAGAGCCAAGCGATTGTTGTAATTACGAACAGTGACGTTAATAGATTGGTTTTCTCGTGTCGTATCAACGCGCAAATAGTTCGATGGAATATAAATAAGGTTATTGTTATTGGGTGTTAGTTTTAAATTGTAGTCGATATTCTGGTGCCACCCACGCGACTGGACGGACTTGTTAACTTCATTAAGTTTGCTTTCAGCCGCTTCAGCATCAGGAAGACCAGAGGTGATAGAAGAGACAGGAGCTTCGCCGATAGACTCCAGAACAATGTTTACAGCTTCAATCTTACTTAGACCCATAGTACCTCCTGAAAAACTGAGGGGCCACCTGTATTGCTACAAGCAGCCCCTCAATCAGATTAAGGTGTTTTGAACTCTACGGCCATTTCTGGACGCAGAACACCGTGACCAACGAAAAGCTTGGAGACCAAGAAATCTTCAAGACGACGAACGTCACGTTCCGTCTCAAGACTGATGTCCATAAGCTTGCAAGTAGCAATAGCTTGTGGGCACCACATGACACCAACCGTCTTCGAGTAGTCAGCACGATATTTGCTAAACACACCAGCAGTAGACGATTCATCAGTCGTTGGCATGTTGCGGCTTTTGCAAATCATCACACCATCGATGTTGATCATCTCAGCACGGTCAGAGATACCGCCTGCGTTGTCTGCTTGGAAATCACGATTAAGGATCAAATACTGGCCGTTAGAATCAACAGCGTACTTGATGGCATCGAAGATTTCTACAGGAACAGCGCAGTACCGGGGCATATCCTCTGGAACATCAGCGTTAAACAACGCAATGTTCGCTTCGCGGATAGCATCGATCCAAGCGATACCAGACGGCGTTGCGTCGTTAGCCAAGTTGGCGTCCGTAACAGCACTACCACCGGGGAAGGGCGAAGCTGCTGCGGTACGGGAAGCCAAGATCAGCTGACGGAACACGTTCTGATCGAACACCTTAGCAAGCGCTCGGCCCATCTCGTTAGAAACGATGGAACGCATGTCAAAGTGGGACAGGATACGGTCGATATCAGAAATCGCGTAGTGCGATACAAGGATGTCGTCAACCGTGATGACCTGTTCGCTGGTCGAAAGATCGTTGCCCAACAGTTCAGAACCAGGCGTGTGGTATTCAGCCGACGCCTTCCAAGTTTTTGGAAAACGATAGGATTTAGCACCACCAGAAAGGTTCTTAATAAAGTGCTTGTCGAGAGTAACAGTTGCGCTATCGAAGGCCGTAAGCACTTCGCCACCAAAGACACTGAGAAACAGTTCCCGATTGTCAACTGGAGACGAAGCACCCTTACCAAAGCGAACTGGAGAGGAAGCATCACCTAATGCCATTTATTTTCTCCTAATGAGATTGAAGGTAAAAGTGGGTTGGGTTGCTCTGTTAACTTCGTGGGATTGTCCGACGTATCGGGGTCTCAGCTAGTCGTTAGGGCAGAAGAATGATTATTTAGTTGTCCAAGTCCCAAGTAGCAGTTTGTATCTTTTTGATAACCTGCTCTCGGAATTTTGGAGACGTGGAGTATTCTTTAGACGACATGTCTGCTTTCATCTCAGCCTTGCTACGATAGCCAGCTGCTGATGGAGCAGCAGAGTTTTCACCACGAATCAATGTAGGTTCGCGGGTTGTAGGTCGTGTTCCTGTGGCTTCTGACATTCTGGCCTTTAGACCATCCGCTGCCAAACGCCACGAAGACGTAGAAAGAAGGTTGTTAAAGTCGGAAACTTCTGTTTCAGATAGGTTTTCTTGAGCCCACTGCATAGTTTGAGCCCACTGCTCTTCGCCACCAAGGTATTCCAAAGCAGCTTTACGTTCCGATTCAAACTGGTAACGATACGATTGAACATAGGATTTAATTAACTCCTCTGGAATCCCGACGTTCTTTAAGGCCTCATAGTCTTCTGAAGACAGGTCGCCTTGATCAATAATTTTTTGACCAATCTCTTCCGTATTTAGTCCAGCTTTGACAAGAATGTTTGATACTTCTTGTTCTTCGGCCTCTGGACTTGGTTCTTCTGTGGTTTTTTCGGCAGCTTGGGTTTTTTCTTCTTGGTCTTTTTGTCGTCCGTTTGCATTGAAGAGTAGTTCGCGCGCATGTGCTTCCCAGTTGTAAGCGCCTGTCTCGTTGTCATAGTACTTATCAACACCTTCAGCAGGCATATCAGGCACGGGGACAATGTCTTGTTCTACGTCTTCTTCTGTACCAGGGTTGTTGAATTTCTCAGCCATAAGCTGATTGTATTCTTCAGAGCCTGGGACAACTTCAGTTTGGTCCATGTTTAGACACCTTGTTGTGGTTGAGCTTCACTCATCATAGCTTGGGCCGCTTGTGTTGCAAGCTCTTGACCACCAGTTGCCATAGCTTGGTTTTGAGCCTGCATCATTTGTTGCTGTTGTTGTTCTTCTTGTACTTCCTGTTGTGTCTTCACAGAGTCAGGAAGGCTCAGACCATAGAACACTTTGTAAAGCAACTCGTCCCATTTGACATATGCCAGAACTTCAGGGGGTAGTCCTTGTAGGAACTGAAGCGCCGTCTGTACACGGGTCACATCGCTCTCACGACCAAGGGCCTCAAGGCCCGTAAGGATCGTAGGTTCAATTAGACCTTTAGGCCACACAGGCAACTGTTCGTTCTGCTGCATCTGCACGATCAACCGTTCCAAACGACGCTGCTGCATCGCCCGGTTAAGCTGGCTGTACACACCGCCCAAGGTGGCCTCTAGTTCCTGTTGGTTCCTTTGGATCTCGTAGGCCGTAGTCCGTTCGCTGTCACGAGTGGCCGCAGAACCAAGCATAAAGGCCCCACCGATTTCTCGTGTCAGACGGTCTAGTTCCTGAGCACTAATCTGAAGACCATTGGTGTTCTGGAACTGAAGCATCACAACGTCTTCAGGATTGCCGACGATGATCTCACCGTTGTTTGCCGTAGCAATACGACGCCGCAGGTTCAGACCACCGGCAGCATTCGGACGAACCATGGTGACGTTACGAGAGGCCATTGCGCTACCGTCGAGCAGAGCTTTAGACAATGCGTCAATAGCTCGGAAGTCCGGCAGATGCTCTTCGATCTTACCGCGACCATAGTCCTCACCGATTACTGAAGTCCAACGAAGAGCGTTGTAAGGTAGAACCTCGTACTCGCCTTCACTGTTAGGCACACGTTCTTTGTTGACCTCTTGGTAAACGTAGTAAATTCCATCGTCCTGTAGCTGAGTGTGAGTTAGAACAGGTATACGATCACCACTATAATCTTCAGCCGTTACAAGGTCTTTGATCTCGTCTGGCAAACTTTCAGGAGACATGTGTTCTTCAGTGATAATCTCACGAACAACGCCCATCATGTCCCTGCTAATGCAATACTGATCCAACCGGAACAACCGGATCGTATTGTCTGGCATCATGAACTCAAGAGCATTGCCGGTGACGATTAGGTACTGAAGAGCAAGGTTTGTAGCTGACCGCCAGTCGCGACGTTCGATCTCGCTTTGGATTAAAGCTTCAGACATAACCAAGCCATGCTCAATGGCAGGATCTATGTCCAACTCGCCAGATTTGATCTTAGCTTCTGACGGGATGTTCAACCGAAACGAAGGTTTACCAGGCGGGTACATCGCGACCATAAGCCGTGAGGCCAAAGAGACAACCGTTCGCGCCCCTAGTCCCTGATATGGTTCAGGAAGCAGTGTGAACTCAGTGTGTCCTTCAGGTGGCAAAAGCGGTGGGATTGTCAGCTCGGCACATTCACGAGCCCGTCGTAGAAACGGATCACGCTTCCGCTTCATCGCCTCGTATCGTGCGTGACAGGTCTCGTACTTCATGATTTACATACCGCTCCTAGTGTTTAATCCTGAACTTGATGTCGGGTCAATACCACCAATCAATGGGATGCGGTATTGCTGAAAGCCTTTTGGTTCTTTAGATTTTGCCCTAGCTACAGCTCGTGTTTCGGGAAGTCCTGCTACTTGTTGTGTAGGCGGGGGCGTAGGCGTAGGCGCAGGGGGAGCTGGTTTAGGTGGCTTAGGTGCCAAAAATCCCATAATAGTTATCCTTTGTTATTCTAGACAATGCATTGTTCCGATTGTTTTAAAACCAAGTCTCTCGTAAAAACGTTGGGTTTTTTCTGGGTGTATCCCAGTGGATATACCAAGTGTTATCTGTGATGCGTTTTGTTGTTCAGCCCATAATATGTAATTCTTTAAGATCTTCACAGCTGCTGAAGACCCACGACGCTCAGGTCGAACGTATACAATTATGTCTGACGCAATCAGTTCGTCTGTGAAATAATGCGCTGTGATCACAAACGCACCAAACCCAACAAGCTCATCTTCATCAAGCGCATAGAACACTTTAATAATAGGATTCTCAGCAAATTGGTTGTAGTACAAGTTCTCTAGCTTTTCGTAGTTTATGCTAAAGTCTTTGTAACGACCTTCTGCTTGTATAGCAGGAAGCAAATGTTTAATACGGTTAAACTCTCCCTTTAAAGAAGATGAAACCTTAATTGTCATCTGTCTTTTCCTGCTCTTCTATCAGTCCTAATAGATCGTCTAGAAGATCACGAACACCAGCATATCGTTGATGCTCTTCCTCTAATTCTCCTAGACGTTTGCACCTATGCGGATATGTTTTGTCTAGCATATCGACAAGTTCATATGAACGCATAGGTACAAGAACGTCGTCATTCATAGGCAGAAGCCCTTTTCTATCTGTATTTTTTAACGACTTGCGATGTCCACAACTTCACATACTCCAGCTGTGCACGCGAGTTCTTGCGAACCTGACGTGTTGTCTTCACGCTCGTAATCTTGGAGTTTAGTCCAGTCAAGAGCAGGTGGCATCGCTTCCTTAAGCGCAGCATACTCAGCTTTAGTGCAATCTTGATACGGAGCTTGTTGATAAGAATGGTCAGAATGAGGCAAGAAAGATATTCCTGAAATCTTGTCGAAGTTCTCATAGACCCAGTCTCCTACTTTTAGCCATTCGTTTTCTTTGACACTCACAGTAACACTTGGTTTGTGTTCGCACCAATGGTCTTGGTATACGCTCCACAGTTCCAACTGTTCAATAGCCGTTAGATCGTTACGACACACCGCGTTCTCTGGTGCCACCATTGGGAACGAAAAAACCACAGTGCTTTCAGGTTTCATAAAGCAGGGCTCTGATGGGATGCCAGAGTCGATCATGAACTGGGTCATTGGATCTTTAATGTCACCACGAACTGTGCGGACATAGTGTGGATTGTGTCGAGCGTGGATGCCGCTGGCGCTGTCAACAAGCTGAGACACCGTACCGCTTGGCTTAACACATGTGATAGCAGCAGATTGTGGGATACCAAGCTCATACGCCAGCTCGGCGTTCACAGCAACAGCTATTTCTTTTAGTTCTTTCAGCCACGTTTCGGTTTTCTCTAGACCCTCAAAGCCATTAAGAACTTGATGATCCATGATGCCTGTAAGGCTAACGCCAAGCAGTCGTTCTTCCTCAGTGTTTTTTTTCCAAATGTGGCGAAGGTATTTAAAGTCCGTCAAGCAAGACTGTAAGGTTCCTAAGATTGTCGCTTGGCGTACCTTTTCCTTTAGATCCTCAAGGCTGTCGGTTGCTCGAACAACAACTTCAGACAGGTTGCAGAACTGATAGGGCCTTAAGATAATCTCACTGCATGGGTTGGTTCCCCAAGCAATGTCTTTGTCTGTATTTCGTCTGCCGTTCTTAGCGGCTTGTTTACGCGCGGCTTCTCGATTGAAGATGCCACGCTCGCCAGATTTACTTTCGTAAAGCGAATGCCACTCTTGAAAGAACACAGACATATCAGGCTTCTCTTTGTACGATACGCTGTTGTTCGCTAGGCCACGCTGGGGCTCTCGTGTCCACCAGTCACCAGACTTTGCCTTTTGCATCGACGGGTCGCTAAGGTTCGACAGGGAGATCAACGCGCTGCGTCGGACACCACCGACCACAACGATCTCACCAATCTTGCACATGATGTCGTGAGCTTCTACAGAATGTAGACGACGGCCTTGGGCCTTATCGAACTTCTCAACACAGAAGTTAAACAGATCTTCGAGTGGCTCAGGACCAGACGCCCGTCCACCAAAGGTCTTTAGTCGTGCGCCTGCTGGGCGAACCTTTGATGTGTCCCAAGTAGGGATATGGCCACGATATAGAAGAGCTATTAGTTCTTTGAGAGCTTTGCACCAACCAATCTTGCTGTCTTCGACAACGATGGTCTGTCCATTGACGGAGCCAGAAGCGTCACTCTTATAACTAACAACAGGCAGCTTCATAACGCTCTCACGTTCGACACTAAAGCCAACTCCTGTGCCACACATTAGAATGTACATGGCCTCGTCGAAAGAACGTGGGCTGTCTACTGGTACATAACTACAGTTGTACGCGCCAACGTGGCAGCGATCTAACGCAGGACCAGAAGTCATCATAGCTCGCATAGACGGCATGACACCAAGACCAAGAACAGATTGTTTAATGGTATCTACGTCTACGTCTAATTTCTTTATGTCTTGTTTTTTCTCAACGTAATCAACTACATAGTTGAAGTAACGATCTACAGTTTCTCCCCAATTCTCACGTCGTTGTTCGTCATCTTTCCATCGTGCGTAACGACTAAGAGCTATGAAATTCTGATAGTCGTTAGGTATGTAGTTGTTCATGCAGACGGTTCCTTTTTTTCAGACAATACTTTTAGTAGTTCATTCAAGTACCACTCCGCTTTCTTGAGGTCTTGCGACGGGTCTTGCGGGTTTTTAGCTTGGTATCTTGAGACGTACTTGATGATGTTTCCAACGTAGACGGCTTCGTCTCCGGGGAGATCTCGACAGACGGCTCGGATGTAATCAATGGTTTCGATTGATCCTCGCTTGTAATGTCGGGGGTTGATGTGATCCACAAGTTTGGGTTCGACGCGCTCCATAAACGCACTTCTCCTGTCTCTTCGTTGTAATCAGTGTGGCGTAAGATACGAGCCAGCTGCACCATCAACGTGGCTTGGACCTCGTCATCAAAGAGTTTGACCATAGCGTCCCAAAGTCTCAAAGGGTTCGCATGTTCCTCTAAAATTTTCTCCGCTTTCTTTGGGCCTATGCCTTTGGCACCAGGGTATCCATCAGTCGAGTCGCCAACCAAAGCCTGATAGAACATCATGCGATCTGCTGACCGCTCTGAAACTTTCTGAGCCCTGTTCATCTTGTTG